TATGGTAATTGACGGCAAGATTTTCCGCTATCGTACCATGTCTGCTCGTAAAGCCGTGAGTAAGTTTATCCACATGCGCCAACAGTATCCTCACGGCTATGCCATCTGGCATGCCCGCTATGCTACGCATGGTGTAAAGAACGAGGATAACTGCCACCCATTCCAAGTGGGTGATGATGTTGATACAGTACTAGCGCACAATGGTGTGCTAGATACTTTCATAGGGAAAGATGATAGGCGTAGCGATACGCGAATCTTCGCAGAGGATACGCTACCTAAACTTGGTGGTGTTCGCGCTTTGGAAGATGAGAATCTGTACCGCATGATTGAGGGGTGGGCTTCCGGCTCTAAGATAGCCGTGCTCACCGCCAATCCCAATGCCCAATACCAACTCTATCTAATCAACGAGAGGCTTGGTACATGGGACGACAATGGTGTATGGTGGAGTAATTCCTCGTACAAGCGTAGCACCTATTCGCTCTCGAGCTATTACAAGTCAGACACCAAGACTACTGCTACCGCCACGCATGAGGAAGGCTTCGCCGAGGAGCAAGCCAAGTATGAGGAACTCCTTGATAGTATAGATGAGGAAGTAATCATAGACCAATGTCCCTCATGTTGGGCTCTCATTGACATAGATAGGTCGTCAGAGTATTGCCAATACTGTGACTGCTGTATGTCATGCTACGCAACATGGCAGGATTGTATGTGCTACACCCCTGCTAGTGCGAGAAATGTCCTTCGCTCCAATGACTTTGACAATTCATGGGTGAGGGTGTATAATAAATACCAAGACGCATTACCTTACTAACCAACTAACAAGGAGTAATACTTTATGACCAAGCAGGAACTTGTCAGCTTCGCTGACGAACTACGAGACATCGCTTCTCTGCTAGAGCAGAAGGCAGATGAGCAAGACAACTTCTACCCAAGAGGAACTATCCTCAAGGCAGACGCAGAACAGACACGCTTCAAGCCTAAGTCTATGTGGGTATCACTAGGCGACGGCACTTACCGCCATCTCAATGGCAAGAAGGGATTGGTCACAACACATGACCGACTCGACGGATTCACAAGCGTTATCTTCAGCGCGTAAAGACATCGCAGTAGCCGAGCCATCAGCAGGTATGCTGGTGGCTGGCTATGTAGTCCTTGTCTTTCCTAAGGAGACATCAGATAAGTCGGTGTTCTATGGAACATTCGATACGATAGACGAAGCCTACAAGTGGGCTGAGTTGCTGACAGGAATAGTAATTATCCACCCAGTACATAAGCCAATAATGAATCGAGGATAACATGGCGAAAGCAGTATGGAAATCTTCAATCACCGCCGACATGGTGCGTGGTTGGAGCGATGAAAAGATTGAAGAACTGATTGATGAATTAGATGATGCTGTTGAAAGAATCTTCTCCGACATGGAGGGAGAGATGGACGATAGCGAAGAAGAAGATGAGGACGAAGAGGAAGAGGACTAATCCATGAACGGACTATGTTCAACCCACCCCAACCCTGACATGTGGTTTCCTGAGGAGCTACCTAGTCAGCGTGGTAGTGGACGACCAAGCAGGGCGCAACATCAGCAAATGGTAGAGAACGCACTCAAAGCCATAGCGATTTGTAACTATTGTCCGGTTCGTGCTCGCTGCCTCGAAGAGGGTATGCGTGAGGAGAACATAGAGCATGGTATTTGGGGCGGACTATTAGCCGGCGAAAGAATACACTTGGCAAGAACCCGCCGAACTGGTACAATTAGAGAGCAAGCAATAGCTTTCGCGGAAGGAGTTAGAGCGTGGGAAAGTATCTCGTAAGATACGGCATAGTGCTGGCGTTCGTATCGCTATTCACTGTGCTTATTGTAGAACCACTAAAGCCACCGCATAAGTTTCCTCATCAGACTACATGGTCTACTGAGGATAGCAAAGCATACGCCTATGACCGACTAGGTTTATGGCGAGATAAACAGATGTCTTGTCTCAAGAAACTATGGGGTAAGGAATCAGCATGGAATCCCGAAGCGTACAATAAAATAAAAGTCGGTGGAAGAAATGCTGGCGGTATCCCACAGATACTCGGGCTCAACCCGAGCACACCCCCAACCAAGCAAATAGACAGGGGGCTTGAGTACATCTATCATAGATACCATACTCCCTGTCGTGCTTGGCAACACTTCAAGAAGAAGGGTTGGCATTAGTGAGCAAGCAGCAGTATCTATCTATTAGGGATAGAATTAATCTAACCCTATGTAATGCTTGCTATAAGCCTATCGTAGATGATAACTTCTACATAGTCTTGGGGCACAGGAGGCTAAAGAAGTACATCTACCACAACACAGCGCAACTCTGCGCTGATGCTGAACCACTAAAGAAGGATTGGTATAGACAAAATGACAGAACCAAAACACATAACAGAGCTAAAGCCCGACTACAAGAAGGCGATGGATATACGGGGGACGCCGACGACAGTATGCCCATGTGGCTCGGAGATTTGGAATCTTAAAACTGTGTTCGATAAAGATGACGGCACAATAGAATTATACTTTACCGATATGGAGTGCGCTGTGTGTGGCACGCTAGCCACAGCACCTACACCCGAGGGGAGTACGCTAGAATAGCATGCCGACCTATGAGTATCGCTGTAATAAATGCGAGACAGTACAAGCTTTCTCTCGTCATGTAGATGAGAGGGACGAGCCAGTCAAGTGTATAACTTGCGGGCTTGAATCAACAAGAGTATACCACGCACCAGGTATTCAGTTCAAGGGAACTGGATTCTACAAGACCGGAGGATAAATGATAACGCACCAACTAAACCATGAGGAGATTGCTTCGCTGCTTGAGGAGCACAAGTATTCTCTTTCTGAGATAGAAGATTACGAAGACCATTCGATACTTATCAATCGAGATGACTCAGTGTATGCCTATGTAATCTCAATCGCATCTACATACATAGTGCTACCCAAGCGTGCCTATGATAGTATTATGGGTGGAGCTAAGGGCTTAGACTACGCACCGATATTCATTGTCGGTACAGATGATGGTATCTACCAGTTCAACCTAGAGTTGCTCAACCTAAAGTGGGAGCGATACACTAGCGATGATGCTGCTTTCGACGATGATGTAGCAGAGTTATCAATATCTGCTGGCACTAGGATTCTAGACTGGTATCCTGACTTCTCAAGTGAAGAGGACTATCTAGATTCTCTCATGTCCGACGCTGAACCTAGCGCCTGGGATGAGAGTGACACTTGGTGAGGTACTGGACTTGGATGTCAGGACTCTCCCTGCTCGCCTTCATCGGTGGTGCTGATATCGTTTCGATACTCACCACTGTTGGACTCATCACCTTCATCACCATCTGGTTTATCTAAGTCCTCATCTTGATAAGGCTTACGCCCCCCAAGCTTATTAATGAGGCGTCTAATCGCACGCTTGTGACGCATCCTCGCAGCGTCCTCCGTGCCAAGAGATAGATAGTTGGCTATCTCCTTGAAGTCCATAGACTCGGCATGTCTGAAGAATAGAAGTTTCCTATCCTCCTTCGACAGCTTCCAATATGCTGAGTCTACTTCAAGTAACATCACCTGAACATTACCGCCTTCGGCGGGAGCAGAGGGACGACCAATTCTACCGAGGTTCAACTTCGGAGCGATATGAAAGTTGCCCATCAACACAGTCGGCAACAATACTTCTACCAATTCTGGTTCATAATAATATAAATCTGATACATCATAGCCAACACTCTTGGCTTTCCAACGCTGGCAATAATCTAGAGCCTGATTCCTAAGGCTACGATAGATTAGATTCTTAGCATCCTTCTCGCCTATCTTCTCCCAAGTATCTAACTTATTGGGGTGTTCAGCGAACCATTGATAAAGCGCCTGCTTGATATCCTCTATCTCACAGAGAGGGAACTTCTTATGGTACTCAGATGCGACAGCAACTACGATATAATCCCAGCGTTCTATTCTATCCCAGTTCATTATTCTTTCTCATTCTTATACTTGCGAGTCATCGTTAGCAAATCTTCTACTGTAATCAGATAACCCTTAGACTTATTAGGTGGCACTTCGCAAGATATCTCTCGCCCTAATTCAGCCACGCCCTTCTTCAATATGTGCGTCGGTACAATAAGAGTCGCCTGCTCAAGGACGAACGCCCAGTACGCAGCCTCAGTCACAGATAACCCTGATGGTTCCCACGACTTACTCTTATTGAACCAGCACTCAACTTCAATGTATA